TCGCAATTTTATCCTGCGTCTGCAGTGCGGTTTGCTGTAACGAAACCAGTCGGGACTGCGCAGCTGTGATCTGTGCGTCAATTTCTTTGGCGCCAGGACTTCCGGAACCTTTTTGGGCTGATAATTTTTCGTATTCCTGCAGGAGCGCTTTGAGCTTTTCTTCCTGTTCGCCGATCTGTGCGCTGGTGATATCCAGCTTTTGATTGAGCAGTCCGACGCTGTCTTCTGCCGTTTTGAACATATCTCCTATGCGACCGGGTTCTTTTGTCGGAATTTTGGGGGCAGTGTTCTTCTGCCCGCCCGGAATAGAAAAGTTTGAACTCTTTACAGCATCCGATAACTGTTTTTTCACGGCGGCCAATGGCGCTTTTACCGCCTTTGCTGCGCTTTGCACCGGTTTCATAATCGCATCATGAATAGATTTTCCGGCTTTTTCCACAGGTGCCGATACAGCTTCACTGACGGCTTGCCCAACGACCTCTGCGGGTTTTTCTGCGGATTTAGAAATCGCCTTTAACTGTTTCCCTATTGTATTTTCAATAACCAGATCTAAACTGATTACGCCTACCGATGTACCTTCCGCCATATCTTCACCTTCTTCCGCTAAACATTGAGCTCATGGCTGCCTGGAGAACAGCCAGCTCGGCTTTTTGCACCGTATCTTGCTTAACCGCATACTTTTCACGCTTGAACGAGGCCCAATCTGCACGTATTAGCTTTTGTGCATTTGTGAATTTCTGATATATCTTTGGGTCTTTCTCCATGCGGATTTGAAGCACGTTACCAAGGGGTGTATCTTCCATCAGCCCGGAAACCATTTTTGACCAGTCGGAATACTTGAGATTTCCCTGCTCTGAGGGCAGTACCCCGTATTGTTTGGCTATTGACTGTTCTATCAGAATACGATCAAATTCGGGATCATACCAGATTTCATTTGGGCTTGACGGCCTTTTGAACGGCCTCTTGAAATCGGGCATCAATCTCTGCTTCCTCTTCTCCTGTCATAGCCGCCACAACAATTTCGACCAGGGCTAAATGCGCAGCAAATGGCACATCCATAGCTGCAATTTCTTTGAACGCTTTCTCTCCGAATGCCAGCTTAAGAATAGCGTCAGAATCCTCCGACTTTATATTCATGAGCTTTTTAACGGTACTTGTGCGGTCATCTACCGGATAGACTTTATCGCCGATGCGGATCTCCGGTGTGCCGATCAACAGCTTTTCATCCAGGGTATATAGTTTTGCCATGTGTTATTTCCTCCTCAAAAAAAGTAGCGGCTCATACTATCATCAGCATGAGCCGCTCATATTTATATTTTCTTATACCGCCGCCGTATAGGTAGGCTTGCCGTGTGACATGACATCAAACTCAAGCGCGGCGACATTGGTGCTGTCACCGCCGCCGATGGCGGTCACGCTGACAACGGCATCAAAGGCAAGCTTTGCCCCGTCCGGGAAGGTCCACTCGAATTTAGTATCACAGTCGGATCCGGTTTTCCATGCGAGCCCCGCAACATACGCATTACCTGGGTCGCTTGTACTAAGCTTGCCTGCGAGCGAAATAGTCAGTGCTTTGCCTGTGGTCATGCGCTTCGACCAGCCCTCCGATTCCATGGGCTTCCATTCTTCGACATTACCATCAATGGATACCGAAAAGCTCTCCATCTCTGCAATCGTGATCATGTCTGCCTCTACGCTGGCGCGTCCAGCCTTGCCGATCTTAAAAACATTGTCATATACGGGAAATGGTCCAATACCAGCCATAATTATTCATTCCTTTCATATAAAATAGTTGCTTCAATTACATATTCACAGATCCCTGTGTTGTCCTTCCCCACCGGTATGGGTGCAGCTCCGGGGTCAATAGATATTACAGAGGTGCTTCCCATTTGCACATGGGATTTCCCATACAAAACGGAATATACCTCTTGTGCCTTCGCTTCGGCCTGTACGGCGCTCTTTGTCCAGTGGATCAGGATGCTGATGCGCTTTTCCTGATATTTGGTTTGCGCTGCTCCTCCGATGCAAATACGTTGCTTCCCGGGTACCCTCAGGTCGTACACACCAATGAAACACTGTTTGCTGCCGTCTATGCTGCCGACTGCAATGCCATCTCCTATATTGACTTGTGTTTTCAGCCAATCTTTTATCTGTTCAAGTGTCAGCATTACAGTCCAGCCTCCTTCTTGAAGTTTTCCGCAAAGGATTTTTGCGCAAAATCAGCTTTCTCACCATCGATCCAAGGCTTGAGCCATTCGCCGCCGGCATTGGGATTATTGACTTTCTGGAAATTGTACTCCGGATGGTAATACAGTCTGCGGGCTTGCGGGGAGCCTGTTACGATGCGTACTTTTGTACTACTAACAGGATCAACGAATGTTTGATTGTTCTGCATATCACCCGTGTCAAACGGCATGACCTGTGCATTTACCACCTCGGTTTTCAATGCATCGGCGGTCGTACTGAGAGACGCCTTTACGACTTCCTCCAGCCCTTTGACCACACGGGCATCCAGCTTTATACTTACCCCTGCCATATTACATCAGCTCCAATTGTGTGAAATTTACCGTCCCATCCGGGTTGCGGGGACGGCTCGATCGGAAGATCATGCGCTCGGTTTTTCCCCCGTTTACTTTTGCATATCCTTCAATAGTTTCCGCACCGGGGGCAATGTCACCGTTAAACAGAGCGGTTGCCGAAAGCGTAACAAGCCGACGTTCGGCATCCAATACCTGCTTCATTTTTTCGGAATAGCTGCACTTGCCCGAAAAAACGACGACTTCCTTGGGTGCGCCATCCTCTCCGATCCCTTCTGTTCTGGATACGATTATGGGGGTCACGCAAACGCGATCCGGAACAAGCTCTGGCCATTTCATCAGCATAACCCCCTATATGTGAGCCCGGTTTGGCGCAAGAGTGCATAAATCGTCGGTGAAGTATACACTCCGCTGATTTCCTTCACCTTGGCGCTGTCGAAGCTCATGGATACACCGTTGATACCGTAAGATGACAGAGGATTATCCAGTACTGCACCGTATTCATAGCGAAAGTTCGCTTGCATATACACGGCGCGAAGCACAAGATCTTTTTGAAACTGCGTAAGCGCTTCATACCCGATGGCTGTAATGCGATTGAATGTCAGCGTATCGATCTCTCGTTCTGCAACTTCCAATACCCCCGTTAATTTTTCAACAGGGATAATCTGCTCCGCGCCATACATTGCAAGATACTTTGCTATGCTCGTATACAATGCTTATTCCTCCTTATTCATGCCGGATCAGCCCGTGTATTCCGTGGTATTGACATCGACGTAAACGGAATCAATCGCGCCGTCTTTTCCGTTCGGGAAAACAAACACATCGGAAAAAGCTCTGTTCTGGTAGAGATAGCCGTCGCCGTCGGTGTGTGCACCCGGAGCAAAGTAATACACAGAATTGATTTTCGGCACAACCTTTACTGTCAAGGGAGAAGCCACCAGCACATTGAGCTTGTGGGAGCCGACTGTGGTTTTTTCATAATAGGTTGCGATGTCCGCTACGTCAGGGCTTGCAACCGCTGTGTATACCTCTCCGGACTTGGTGTAATAGGTTTTCCCTGTGGTAAGTGTGGTATCTTCGGTCAGCGTATATGCGGTTGCTACAGGTTCAAAGCCGCCTTCGTCCGGACTGAAATTGAACTTGTCATAGAAACGCTCATCATCGATTACTTCCATGATGGGCACGCCGTCAATATCAGTCACACGGGTTTCAATTCCCGTTCCGCTTTCAGATATCTGCGTTACCTCAATAGAACGTGTAAACTCGGAAGACTGTTCCAGGAGATCCATGATTGCAGAGGACACATACATGATTAATGCACCCTGCGCCTTATACCTTCTGAGCTTACCGGCGGCCAGAATAGTCTTAAGCTTGCCGAACACATTTGCCTTCGTGTAGGCTGTAATTGCCGTTGCACTGAAATACCCGGAAGTAGCCTGTGCTTTCTGGGCTACCTTGGAGAAAAACAACGCATCTGTTTCAGGCGCAGCCTGTGTTCTCTCAAATACTTTGGTGATATTCTGGATGCTTGCCGTCGCATTGGTCTCATCCACATCCGCCTTGTCGACAAGGAATTCTACATCACGGTCATGTGTGAGCGTGAAAGGAACATCGGTCTGAGCATACGAGCCTCTATTCCATCCGCCGTTACGGCTGTGAAACTTATAACCACCGGTGGACATCTGTGTGAAATGAAAAGATTTTCCATCAAGCCAATTTACATTGGTTACGATGAAGGGGGAAGCCAGTGCCTCCTGGATTCTGATCTCCAAAAGTTCGGGAGACCAAATTTCTGCATAGTTTAGTGACATAAATAATTACCTCTTTCTTTTTATTAGTTGAACTTGTTCCAGCGCTTTTTGGGCGCTGCTTTTGATGTCTGCGTGACATTTGGCTGCTGGCCTTCGGCACCAACTTGAAAACCGGGTTTGTTGTCCGGCTTTACGCCCTGCTTCCATTCGGGGTGCCTCTTCAATACACTCTTAAGCGCATCATTGATGCTTTCCTCGTCAGGGTCACCGTCTTTCTCGGCTTCTCGCATGGCGAGATATACAGCATCCTCAGCTACATCCGCACGTATACCCGACTTGACAGCCTCCAGCTGCACACGCGCTGTCATGGCTTCGCGCCGGGCAGCCGTCAGCTCGGCGCTGTTATCCGGTTGGGCGGTGGGTGTCTGCTCTCCGGCAGGCGGTGTTTGCTGTGCAGGCGGAGTAGTCTGCGGTTTAGAGAGCTTCTTGCGCTCTCTGGCCAGACGCTTTTCTATCAAGGCATCCAGCTCCTCCTGTGTTTGCGGTAGCCCGTTTTCCGCAGGGGTCTGCGCTTCTTCTCCGGGCGTTGTTTCCTTCTGCTTCTGATCTTCATCATCCTTGGCTTCGCCGGTACCTGGCGATGACACTCCGAACAATAAGACCACTGGCAAACAGAAAACAGTAAAAAGGATTTTCTTCAAGAGCTTCATAAATAACCTCCGTTTAAAGCCTGTCGGCTATATTTTCCGTGTAGCTTTTCATGCCGTTCAACACGTTTTTGGGCATAACAAAAGCCCGCCGGGTTGGCGAGCTTAGTTCATAATTGGGCGTTAAAAAACCACCTTATATGGCGGTTAATCTTTAGGAATATGCGGCAAACTTGCTTTATGGCAATTTGGTATTAAATCATAATGGGGGCAATCTACACTTTTACAGTGGATAAAATCATAGGGTATTTCGCCGTACACTTTACAGGTTGATGGATCAATGCTTTTGCCTCTTTGGTAATTTGTACAAGATAGACACACGGGGGTGAAACACTCACCAATTAAAGGTGTATCCAAATTACTGTGTGCCTTGGCAAACAGCTCGTTTGCAATTTTGCTTTTTTCTTCACTCAGCATATCCATCCCACCTTACTACTAAAATAGTTTTTCCATTAAATTTCTGTGCTTCAAGTATACTATATTTAGGGCGTTTTTGCAAGAGTATTTCATATTCCTCCGATAAAGTATACCCATTTTCAATCTCTCCAAAATGCAACTTATTGTATGAAATTTCATTGACATATCCTGCACCTTTCATTTTCTCGGGCGCCAAAATTACCATTTGAATTTCTTTGCTATATGAAGTATCGCGGATTATGCTGGTCGATGCAAATCCATCCATATGAATTTCACGTTCTTTCCACTCAGAAATTGGGAGATCCTTAATTGCTTCAAACCCATTCAGCAGTTTTTCCTCCGTTCCTCTCCACAAAACAGTCGTATGCGGTAATTCCATCTGTTCTAAGGCGTTCATTGTATTTTTTATGTTCGCCACTTCTTGTGCGTTTATGGTTGTGCCATGTACTCCACCGAAAAATTTATTCATTTTTACACCCTCGTCATAATGCGTATAATGAAAAATGCCGTCTTTCTGATCCTCATTCAGGTGTT